TCTTCAATAATTCCCTTCATGCCATCACGCCATGACATTCCAGCCGTCAGCATTCCCTTAAACGCTCCATCAATTGACGAAGCAACACTAGCTATAGCATCTTTTTGTTGTTCAAATACTTTAAGAGATTCTTCAACCTGTGGACTAGCTTTGATTAACTCATAATAACCAGCAATCAATTCCTCTAATGCCATTCGCGTTTCTTCAATAGCAAAGGTCATTCCAGCCCTTTGCAATGGATTCATTTCGTTTACGGCTTTATTAAAATCATCCAATTGATTTTTTGCACTACCAATAGAAGTGCTAACACTGGTATATTTGTTAACAAATTCAGTTACTCTTTCAAGAGCCGTATCTTGCATACGCTTAATACGTTCTGCTTCTGCTTCAGCTTTTCTAGCAGTAGCTTCGGCAGACCGATTTTGAGCATCTGCCGCTTTATTAGCTTCAGATGCAATTCTTTTATCTGCTTCAATAACTCCAACTCTAGCCATATTTAATCTTTGTGTTAATTGTTCAACCGCTGTAGTTTTGGCAATCAAATCTTTAGTAGATGAAGCTAATTTAGAATTAGCAGCAACTTGTTCCAGAATAGTTCCTGTTGCCATTTCGGCAGAACCTCTAGCACTGCCAGCATTTTTTATTCTATTGGCAATTTCATCTGTTGCCGCTCTTGCGGAAGCCTGTCTTGCCAATGCTAAATCAAGTTCTCCTAATGCTGTAATTTGCATAATTCTAATATTTTCCAGCATTTCCATTCTAATATTACGATATTCTTGAGCTGTTTTAGCCAAAGAAAGTCTAACATTATATTCAGATTCAATTCTATTATTTGTGGCTTGTGTTAAATTTTCCATAGCTTTTTTAGTTTCTTCGGCACTTTGCCCAAGAGTAAACATTTTTTCAATATATGGACCAAGAATCATGGCGGCACCTATGATTGCAATACTCCAAGGTCCAGCTAAAAACCTACCTACAGCACCTACCTTACCCTCCATCATGGAGAGCGCATAGCCAACCTGACCAATTTGCTGATTGAATGCCTGTACAGGGCTTGCACCAGTGCTAACGCTGGTGAAGAAGTCGTTAATCTGCATTCCGGCTTGCTGCATACCCTGGCGAGTATTGCGAATAGCCTTGGATTGTTCATCAAGAGCGTTATTAAACCGCCGAACACCGCTGGCGGCATTAGTGCTAGTTGCTCTTAGACGATCTACTTCAGTACGAAGTGAACCCACCTCATTGATGAGGCGGGCCACATCGTTCATTCCTTCGGTTAAAGCCCTGATTCTAAGGTCTAGATTTTCCTGGGCCACCCTTTTGCCTTTCTGCGTCTAGCCTAAAGTAAGCAACCCATTCATTATATTCTTCTATAGTGATATTCTCAATCTCATAAATAAATCTGCCTAAACGATCCGCTAATGATATCAGATTATACCTTAGCGGATCGTCTCTTAGTTTTTTTCCTGTTCTTCAACAGTAGTCGAACCCATAAGATCAGCAGCTACACGCGCAATTATATTGACCTCCTCACGCATGAGAATCGGCTTGTCTTCAAGGGTGAAGAGTTTTTCGCCATCGCCAGTTTCAGCTTTGAGAATGATCAGATCGACCATGCCAGCAAAAGAAGCTGATTGCAGAAAGTTAGGATGCTTACGCTGAATTTTATCAAGTTCCCCGGCCAGAATAGGGCCATAGAAAACCTTTTGTGGCTTTCCATCCTCACCCCATTCCGGCACATCAATATGACGCTTGATATTAACGCGATCAGAAATCCTTTTAGCAATGCTCATAAATTCATCCTATTATGCGGTGGCAGTAGACAGAGCGCCTGTGCCTTGCACTTTAATAGAAGATTCAACCAATCCGTCAAATGACGAGTTAATCGAAAGACTGGTCACAATGGCTGATCCAGTCAGATAAATGTCACCAGTGGTTGCACCTTCTGGATAAAACTTCATTGTTACTTGTGAGCCAACTGCCAGAGCGCCCTGGCCAGTCGTATCGGTTTCATCCCAGAATACATCAACCGATCCACTCCAAGACTTCAAAGTAGTCTTGTAAGTGCGATAGGAGTCACCCATGCTGGTATCTTCGGCGGTATCAGAAGTTTCCTCTACCGAAAAAGAACGAATCTCTGCAATGGTATTGGCACCGACCTTGACGGTACCTTCACTGCCGGTGTGCGTAGCCATTAATCAATCTCCTCAACTTCGATATCTACTTCAGCATCCTTGATAGATGCCTCAACAGCGGTCCAACCAATGCTTGCCATATATTCGGCATCGCATTCGCAAATCTTGATGGATTCCCCATTATCCTTATGAGACACTTCTATCATTTTCATCGTGCGGTTTCCACATCAGTAATGAGCGTAATGTATTCTACAGCATAATTCATTTTTGCCGTAGAAAGTGTGTTTTCGCCTTCAACTATAACATCAATTTCCGTTGCTGTCAGTATGCAGGATTTAGCCAATCCATTTAGCGTGAAATCGGCAGCAATAGCCTCTTCAACCTCAACACAGGCAGTATCCAATGTATTGCTTATTGTCGTACTAAGACCCTTAACAATTATTTCTACAGATACATTTATGTTACGCCTTAATGTTCTTGATCCTATTGTTATCAATGAGCTGCTTTCATCCATGGTGTAAACCAGAACTGCTGGCAGCTTGGAATCATCCAAGGCATAGCGCCGCATCTTATAGACGTTAGCACCAGTTGTAGTTAGACCAGTCACCAATGTGGCCAGGCGATCCCTGATCTGCTGCCGAACGTGAGACACTATTTCTTCTCCAGAAGCAGAGTTGTCACGCCAAGACCATCATTCAGGTTTACGCGAATATAATATTCTACATCATTAATGATCATAAGATCGCCATCAGCAACTCCAGGCACATCTACGGTGCGACAGGTAAACTGCGGTTTAGGCATGGTAATGTCCACATGATCCGTGGCATTCTTACTGGCATGTGGATTATCGAAAATCCCATTAATCAATTTGGTACGTTTGCCAGATGCAGTAAATTTGGCCGCAGTCCCGAAATCGTCGAGTGCGAAGAAATCAGTCAGATCGTCATCTGTTTCAATGGCCATTAAAAACTCTTTTTACGACCACGGGGCTTAGGATCACGATTATCCACCTCAATAGAGGCAGTTGCAATCACGGTTTCGTCATGGGGAACAATCTTGCCATTAGCCATAAGTTCACGAGCTTCATTGGCTGGCAGATCAATAATATCATTAGGAGCAATGGGACCATTGCTAGTCACTGCACCACGAATACACTTGTAAGCCATAATTTAACTCCAGAAAGGAAGGAGCGGTGGCGACTTCCGAACCACCGCCCCAACCATTCTTACGCGCCGTCGTTGTTATAGGCGAAGCTGACCGCATTGCGGACAGCAACGTCAACCGTCTGAAGCGCAACAATGCGCACAGTGCCGGTGTTCGACGAGGTATAGGGATCAACCGTGATATCAAGGCCAGCCCACATGCCGGTCAGGCAGTCGCTGAAGTTGCCGAAATACACGTTACCGGCAGTCGCCTGCTGCGAACGAATGACATTGTAGCCATTCGCCTGGCCGTTCTCCAGAACGAACAGACCCGAACCAGCATCCTTCGCCTTCGTCTTCAGACCGCCATAAGTGGCGGCATCAGTGATGTAGGCAAGGTTGCCGAACAGAGCGTTGTCTTCCGCCACAGCGGTTTCCAGCGCCACCATTTCAGCAAAGGTCGGGACAGCAGCCGCGAACGAAGTCGGCTTGTTGACACCAGAGGTATTGAGGATGCCGGTCGGCTGACCAGACGAACCCGAACCCTCCAGAGCGCCCTTGTCGATTGCCAGGGCGAGAGCCTGAGTCAGGTCATCGCGCACCAGAGCTTCAATCGCCGGGGTGGACTGGAGAATAAGCTGGCGGGTCATGTCGGTGAAAGCACCAACATTCTTGGGAGCCAGCGTGACGGTGCCGAAAGTCGGTTCCGACTCAGAAGCAGCACCACCTTCGGTGCTGATCCAGCCAGCCGACGAAGCAGCCGTCTTCTTCGGAATCGCCACGTTACCAACCAGACCAGGCAGCATACGCGCACCAGCCTGCATCACCGAGGCAGAGTTACGAAGAACGTCGATGAATTCACCAGCCAGAAGATTGGTGGCGACGATCTCGTTATCGTCTGAGGTGTTGAGGTCACGCTTCCAGACGCCAAGGATATCATTCGGAATCATGATACCCTGGGCCGAACGGCCATAACGCTGGGCAGCGGCTTCCGAAACTTCAAATTCGAAAGCGGCGGCTTCGCGCAGACGGCGATCACCGGGGCTAGCAAGCGAAGCAATCGCGCGAACCAGCGAGAACTGGCGCTTTTCCTGCTTCGTCAGGCCAACTTCACCGTTGTCCAGCGGAGTGTTGCCGATAGCTTCGAGCAGCTCACCACGGAACTGATCGATGCTCTTACCGGAGCGAATGGCTTCATCAGCCAGATCGCGCTTGTTGTGCTTGGCACCGAGCGAGATGATGTCAGAGGCGTTCTTGGCAGCAGCGCGAGCAGCTTCCGCCTTCACCGCCTCAAGATCGATATCAGACATAGTGTCTTCCTTTCGGATTTGAGGTTCAACTTTAGGGGTGGGTTCAGGAGCAGCCGCGCTACGTCCTACACCGACTGACGGGTCGGCTGGGATCGAAACAACGGAAACTTCCATGGGCGACCATGCACGAACCAGATATTCATCTTTGTTCGTGGTAGACCGTTCCATTTTGTTGACACGATAACCGACCGAAATATTCGACCGAATCCCGTCAACAACATCTTGGAATACTTCCTGGGCCAGCGCAGAGCGTCCGAACCTGACCTTGGCCCGTAGCTTACGATCACCAGAAAGTTCCACAGATTCAATAACACCGATCTGCTTTTCCATATCATGATCAAGCAGAAGCGGTGCGCGGCCCGAGGCGAGAAAGCCCATATCAATGGCGGCATTCTCATGGACCAGAATTTCTTTGCCAAACGAGCGTTCAACAGGAAGTTCAGAAGAAACAGCAATAGAAACTGTACGCTTTTCTTCGTCAACAATCTTGGCTTCCATGCCAATTGAACGATGTTCAATTTCAAAAGAAGATTTGCGATCCACTCCAGCGGCATCCGCGACTACAGCAGCAACAGCTTCATCAATAGGATCAACTTCTTCTGATTGCTGAACATCAGAAGTATCAATTTCTATTTCAACTTTAACGGTTGCCCGTTCCTCAATATCTTCCACGGTTCTTTCTCCAGTGGCTTCTTCAAACAGTATAGCTTTAAAATCATGTTTACTCAACCAAGCCTTTGCTTCATCAGGACTGAACTTATTTTTATCAAATCGAATAGCTTGAAGCTCACTGCCACCATCAGCAAAAATGCCATAAATAAAATCAACGCCGCTCCCGCCAGCATCATTATCGCGCCTGAAAGAATCATACTTATCGGGATCATGAAGTCGCGCAGCATGTTCGTTAGGATAGGGCCGTTCATCGAGATATTCTGTA